GATCATCGAAAAGAAGTTCTCCGACGTGGTGGCCGGCTGGAAGCGCATGGTCGTACTCGACGGCCGCACCTGCGTTGCCTGCGGGAGCATGGACGGCAAGATTTACAAGCCCGGGGAGCCGCGTCCCTCCCTGCCTGCGCATTGGCGTTGCCGCTGCCTCTACACGGTGGTGACGCCCACCTTCCGAGACCTGGGCATCGACATCGACGAGATGGCCGACACGGGCCGCACCACGGTCAAGCACACGGGCAAGACCGTCCACCACAAGGACGGCAGCACCAGTACGAAATTCAAGGTGGCCGAGGTTGACCGGACGCAGCCAGGGGAAACCTATTCCGACTGGATGAAACGCCAGATGGAGGAGGACCCGGCTTTCGTGCGCCGCGTCCTGGGGAAGACCAGGTTCGAGCTTTTCAAGGCCGGAAAGCTGTCTCTGTCGGGAATGGTGACGGACGGGCGGATCAAGAAATTGTCGGAGCTGTAGTTTTCAGGCGGGCCGGAAACCCCGGCTGGTCCACCTGGAGGGCGGTTCGGTGTCATACCGAGCCGCCTTTTTTATGGACAACAAAAACAACCCCATGGACCGGGACGAGGGGGGCTCAAAATTGAGCAATATTGAACACCCCCTTCTCAGTCCACCTGCCCGAACATTGCTTCGACCAGTTTGTCGGCGTCGGCTTCCAGCTTGAGCGCATCAATGGCGTCGTCGGGGAACAGCAGCACAAGCTCTTCCCACCTCCCCCTGGCCATCCCAGCCTTCTTCCATGGGCGGGCCGTCTCGTACTGCCGCCGGGTCATCCTGAGCTTGGCCCACGGCTTTTCTTTTTTCAGATCACTAATCATACCAGCAATATAGCAATAAGCGAATGATAAAATCAATTTTTATGTTGACGCAAACAATTGGGCGAGTTAGTCGGAACTTACTCCATACATTGATCGATGTTTGGTGAAAAATACAAAGGCGGTATCGTCATGCCAGATAAGACGCTTACGTACGAGTTCGAGCAACAATTTAGAGAGGTTGAGGGCGTGAAGCTCGTTGTGAGACAGCCCCAAAATGAACCCGTGAAGGAGGCCTACGACTATCAAAGAAAGCTGTCTGGGGCGTCAACGGTCTCGAAGTTGCGCGAAAGAGTTAAGGAAAAACTCGGACATAACAACTTCGAACTGCTGGATGAAAACCTGAACCCGCTCCACGGGCTCAGCAAATTAGACGGCGTCCGTAAGGATCAAGAACACACTCTCCCTAAATAAAGCCGAACAATGGGCAGAGTATTTCTTGACTAATAAGCGGCCCGGTTCGGTGGTTACGACACCTAGCCGGGCCTAACCCGCAACGCGCATCAGGGAGGCGCGAAGCATGGCTGAAAAAATATTACCTTCTGACAGGGGCGAGGACAAGACGCGGTATTTCGACGTGGTGATGGGGGTTTCACCAAATGAGTGGGGGACGGTCACCCAGGAGGAAAAGGCCGTCCTGGCACTTGCACCTTTGTCGTCCCTGGCCTTGATCCTGGACGCCGAGAAGTCCGACTTTTCCGTCAACAACACCGACGCGGCCCGAGTGATCAAAGCCCTTGTGGACCGGGCGGAAGTGATTCTTGGCATCCCCGGCCAGGGCGTTGCCGGATGCGTTAAGGTGGAGGTGCCCCATGCCTAAGCTCGACACCAGCCGCGACCCCTACTTCCTGGCGGACAAAATTCACGCCCGAGCGTCCTTCACGGCCGAGATGCTGAAGTTCTACCCCAACGCCTTGACCGAGCTTGATGCTACCGCCGTGTGGTCCATCCTGGAGGACATCGCGGCCGACGCCAAGAGGTTGATGGAGACCGTAGACCAGAAGGGCGCTCCTTGCGGGGAGGTGGGCCATGTCTAGCGCCACGACATCCCCCCGCAAGCCGAAACCAAAGGTCCGCGCTTTGAAAGCGCATACGCCGAGACTGCACGTTGACCTTGAACTGGCGGAATCCCTGTTGCAAGAGATGGCCGCCATCAACCGCAAGGCACTCCGCATCTATGACCAGTTCACTGACATCGTGAAATGGCCTGTCTACCACGGTGCTCTTGTGGAAGGAACCGACGCCGACGTAAAGGCTCTGCTGGACGCCACAAGAAACAGCCTGTCAGATTTCGTTGCCCGGTCGTCGCGGCAAAGAGACGAAGCCACCAATCTGATGGCCGTTGCCCTTTCCGGCCTGCGAATCCTCCGGGCCAATCGGCAAAAGCAGGTGCAAGAGGCGGCGCAATGACCACCACCGAACGCCGCGAGGTCTCCCACGCTGTGCTGGCCCTGGAGAACCTAGTCAACCAGTTGGTGGCCCTGTCCGATGGCTCCAGGTCCGTCCCGGGTGCGAACGTCCAGGGGGTGGCGTACCTCTTGGGCCTGACCACGGAGCGCTTGGGTAATCTGGTCGGCAACGGGCCGGTGGAAGGACAGCCGGAATAGCCGGCAACAACGAGATCATAGGCGGCCTGCTTCCACCAGGAGGTGGGCCGCTTTTCCAGGGAGCCAGACAGAACCGTTGACACTTTCCGAAAAGAGAGAGTATAACGAGCTTAACGGAACAGACGAAAGGGGCAGCACCATGAAGGTCATCGGATACATTCGGGTCAGCACGGACGGTCAAGAGGCTTCTGGTCTCGGTCTCTCGGATCAGGAGGAGAAGGTCAGGGCCTACTGCAAGCTGTACGACCTGGAGCTTGTCGCCATCCACCAGGACGCGGCCAGCGGCAAGAATATGAACCGGCAGGGCCTACAAGACGCCCTGGACGCCATGAAAGCCGGGGACGCCGAAGGTATTGTCGTGGCCAAGCTGGACCGCCTGACCCGTTCCGTCCGGGACATGGGAACCCTTCTCGACGAATATTTCCGGGACCGCTTTGCCTTCTTTGTTGTGGCCGAACAGATCGACACCCGCACCGCGTCCGGACGCTTCGTGTTGAACCTCCTGACCAGCGTCGCGGAGTGGGAGCGAGAGACCATCGGGGAGCGGACAAAAGCTGCCCTGGCCGTGAAAAAAAAGAACGGAGAAAAAACGGGCGGGGTGGTCCCCTTCGGCTTCGACCTAAGTGAAGACGGTCGCCTGAGTGAGAACCCGAAAGAGCAGCGGACTATTCAGCGGATAAAGAACCTCCGCGCCAAAGGGTACAGCTATCAGCGAATCGCGGACACGTTGAACGCGGATAGAGCGTTTACCAAGACAGGAAAGCCGTGGAGCTTTGGAACCGTGGCAAACATACTCAAAAAGGCCGCATAGGAGAACTGCCCTATGTTGTATAAGGACATCCGTCAGGACCCTGAATACCAAGCTCTAAAGCGCGACCTTCAAAATATTTCACCAGATCGTCAGGAGGCTTTTCAAGTCATGCTTGAAGAGGAAACAAAGAAAGAGGCCACGCCTGAGTTAATCAGTCCTCAAGAATTTGCAGATAAAACTGGAGTCCACCCGGCAACAGTCCGAAAATGGATTCGAGAAGGGACCATCAAGGGAAAAAAAATTGGCGCTCGCAAGTGGTTTATCCCTGTAACAGAGCTTGAAAAGGCTCTCAAGGTATAGGTGAAGCCATGGCACTTCAATACATATTTGATGATACAGGGCGAAAGACGGCAGTTATAGTCCCTATTGAAGAATGGGAACGCATCAGGGAAGACTCTGTGACGCCAGAAGAGGCGGCCAGGATGGACGAAGCGTGGGAAGAGTACCGCGAAGGCAATACCGTCACCCTTGACCAGCTGCGGCAAAAACTCGTGGGCGGACACGATGAATAAGCAGTGGACCGTTGTAATCCCGTCCAAGGAACAGCGGTACATTGAAAGCCAGCCAAAAAAAGAATGCCTGCGTCTCCTGGAGGCTTTGGCCGAAATGGAGTTGGACCCGTTGTCCGGCGACGTGGTTGTCCTTCACGGCAACCTGACCGGATGGCGAAGGCGCGTTGGCAGGTGGCGCATTCTTTTCCGCCTGGATCAGGAAAACAGGAAGGTTGTCATTGTCGGCATCGGTGCGAGGGGAGACGTTTACAAATGATCATACTTTGCGGTGGAACAAAAGGTGGAGTCGGCAAAACGACACTGGCAACCAATCTCGCGGCCATGCGCCGGCATGACGCTGATGTTCTTTTGTTGGACGCGGACAAGCAGGGCACGGCCAGCTTGTGGGCGACGATCCGGGACGACGCAGGCGTCAATCCTCGCGTCCCATGCGTCCAAAAACAGGGCGCAAAACTCCACCTGGAAGTGAAAGCCCTGGCCGAAAAATTTCAGGACGTCGTGATCGATGCAGGCGGCCGGGACAACGTGGAACTGCGGGCGGCCATGATCGTGGCCGACATCTTCGTCACCCCTGTTTTGCCATCCAGCTACGACTTCTGGTCCTTGACCGACGTCAACCGGCTGGTCGCGGACGCCAGGATCATCAACCCCGACCTTCGCGTCCTCGTGGTGGTCAACCGGGGATCGACGAATCCCTCAGTCTCGGAAGTGGACGAGGTCCGCCAGCTGGTCAGCGAGTTCGAGGGCATGACCCTGGCCGAAACCGTCCTCCGGGACCGCATCGCCTACCGAAAGGCCGCGTCCGAGGGATTGGGTGTGGAGGAGATAACCAAGGCGGACGCCAAGGCCGTTGCCGAGGTGCGGGGGCTTTACGGGGAGGTTTTCACGGCATGAGCATCAAAAAAAGGCCCGACATCAAGCCCGTGGACGCCGAAGCTTTTATCAGGGGAGCCGACACCAGCCGGGAGGAACCGGCGCAGACGCCGCCCAAGGGCAACGACCTTCCATGGAGAGACGCAAACCCTCGAATTAAAAAGGGAATAAATCTTCGCCTTGACGAAGTTCAATGGGCGAAGCTAAAGTTCATCAGCGAAAACAGCCCATTATCCATTCAGCGGTTCATTATGTCGGTGCTGGAGCCGGCGATCAACGAAAAAATCCAGGAAATTATCGAAGAAAAATAGGCACCACCTCTTGCCGGGGTTGACAAACCAAACCAACATGGTAAGGTCTTCCCTGTGGAGAGCAAAAACATGCCTAAATACGCAACGCCCGAAGAAGCCTTTAACGGAAAGTATACCCTATCTGAAGTAATTGCATTCTGCGGGTTAACGCGTGGAGAAGCAGAACAATGGATGAAGCGCGGGATTATTTCTGCCCAAAGCCAAACGGGAAGGGGTAATCACCGTGAATTTACATTTTGGAATCTTGTAGAAGCCAGCCTTGCAAAAAGGCTCTCCGCTGGATTCAAAATGCAAACCATACAGGTAGAATCTATCATTCAAGGTGTCAGAGATCGTCTTAAAGATCATGGAATCGGCATGATGGGCTTTACTTATGAACGGCTGTTCATGGGTGATTGGACGTTCTCCATTATTATTATTGATGGCGTATTGGATGTTCGATTGCAATACGGTGGCTTAGGAGAAAACAATTTTTTCCCCTTGGCAGCTACGGTTAACATCGGGATGGCAGCTCAAGAATTGCTTGACGTCATCCTTGAAGATGACAGCAACGGAAGAAAAGGTTCACAAAACTGGTGTGGCCAAGCTTTTTATTTGCGCAGAGCAAGAAATATTGGAGCTATTGACGAATCCATCCCGCCAGAAATGTTTCCAATCACAAGAGAAGAGCCAGATCATAATCATCCAGGCTCGTTCAATAATGTAGAGACATTGGCAATTATGAAGCCGAATAACAAGCCTATCTCTGAAGAAAAATGGACTATCATTAAAAATTTTATACGAGATCAATTGAATAGAGAGGATTAATCATGAAAGGTACCTGTTCAACTTGCCAGTTCTTCGTATCTTACGACAGCAAAAGCGAAAAGAGCAACGGATCGTGCCGAGTTTCCCCGCCGTCTGCAGGTGAAAAACGCTGGCCGTCCGTCATGCCGAACGATTGGTGCGGCAGCTACAAGAGGGATGGAAAGTTCAACAAGACAGAGGTTGTGGACTTTCCGCTGTAAGATAAAACAAAGCCCCGAGGCCGACAGGCAGCGACGGGGCGAGGAAAAGACCTTTGAGGTCCAGGTGTGGTAACCGCGACCTCTCATGCTTCCTCGCCCGTGTCAAACCGCACAGTGTGGTACGGTACCATTTTGCCATCGGTCTTGGGCCTATCGAGGAGACCTCGGTGCTCAAGACTTGTCCTATTTGCGGCCGCAGGTTCGTGCAAGACGAACCGTGGAAAAAGGTGTGTCTCGATTGCTGGAAAAAACAGAAAGCAGCATCAAGCGTTGTTAAAGTAGACGCTGGTGAAGTCCAAGCACTTCGAGATCGAGCCGAATTTTACGAAAGGAAGTTTCTTGAGCTTGCGCAGGAGAATTGCCGTCTGCGGCAGCAGGGAACGCTCCAATCTTCCATCAAAGACCGCCTCCGCGATCTTATATTTCTGTGTCATCCCGACAAGCACGATGGTGACCATAAGGCCACCGAGGTGACCGCCTGGCTTCTGGACGTTCGCCGGGAGGTTGCGTCGTGGTAGATAAAAAGGACATCCTCGAACGTCTCAATATCAGAGACTATTATAATGGTCAGTGGCCAGGATTTAAGCCTGCAGGTGGCGACGAGATAAAGAATTTGTGTCCGTTCCATGAGGATACAAATCCGAGTTTCTACGTCAACATCAAGAAAGGCACCTATTTCTGCCAAGGTTGCAGTGAGCGCGGCGACGTGTTCACCTTGTATCAGCGTCTCCATAATGTAGATTTCCAGACAGCCGTGGCCGACATGGCCAAGATGGTCGGCTTGAGCAATGGAGGCGGCCACAAAGAGCACGGTAAGAAAAAGCGCGAGCAAGCCCGCGCCGTCATGGAGAATAAGACCGCATCGTACGACTATTACGACGAAAATGATCAGTATGTATTTACTGTAATGCGGTTTGAAGAGGAAGGCAGGGATAAAACATTCAGACAGTGGCGCTACGATTTTGAAAAAGAAGACTGGATTCAGAACGTCCAAGGCGTCACCCTTATCCCATACCGCCTTGCTGAAGTTGTTCGTGCCGATACTGTTTACATTGTTGAGGGTGAAAAAGACGCTGAAAACCTCGCTTCCATAGGTCTCACTGCAACAACAGCGCCGCAGGGAGCCGGAAAATGGAAGCCGGAGTATAATCAATATTTCAAGGGCAAGCACGTCGTCGTTTTTCCCGACAATGACGAGGTCGGCAGGAAGCACGCCGATGACGTCAAGAAAAGCCTTCTCCCGCACGTTGCCGGCATCCGTGTCGTGGAACTGCCCGGATTGCCTCCCAAAGGCGACGCAAGCGACTTTTTGGCGGCAGGCGGCACAGTAGACCAATTGCTCCAGATCGTGGAGCAGGAGCCCGAAGAGAGGCCCCCATTCAGCTTTGCCACCTTGGACGTGGAAGCCCTCCGCGCCGGCCGGTACATCGAGACCAAGCCCGAGAAGATCAGGTGGACGCTGACGGACAGCCTCCCCCAGGGAAGCCTGGGATTCATCATCAGCAACGGCGGCGTCGGGAAAAGTTGGTTCCTCCTGCAGGCGGCCATGAGCGTGGCCACGCACCTGGACTGCCTTGATGGTATTTTCGAGATCGGAGAGCGCGGCCGGGCGTTTTGCCTCTTTGGCGAAGACGTCGAACCTGTCGTTCACGCCCGAACCAAATCGGTTTTTGACACCTACTTCATGAATCCCCGCGAGGGCATCTATCACGACCCAACCAGCCGAGACACGCGGATAGCGGAACTGCAGGACCGCCTTTTTCTGCTTCCCGGGTCCGGCAAAGACCTACGCTTAATCCGCGAGGACGGCGGGAACCTCGCCCCCACCCAGACGTATCTGGACCTCCTGGCCCTTCTGAAATCCATCGAGGACCTGAAGTTGGTGATCCTGGACCCTGTGAGCCGGTTCTACGCCGGGAGCGAGAACGACAACGTCCAGGCCACCTACTTTTGTTCCCTTCTGGAACGCATATCCAGCGAAACAGGCGCAACCGTCATCATCAGCCATCACACGAACAAGGCGGCCACGAACCCCAACGAGAGCAGCTACAACGCGCTGTTTCAGGGGGCAATCCGTGGTGCATCAGGCTTCACCAATGCCGCCCGATGGCAGCTGAACCTGACCACGCTGAAGTCCAAGGAAGTCCGCGAAGCAGGCGGAAACCCCACCCGCTATTTCAATTATATCGCCGGAAAGGTCGTGAAAAAGAACGTGGGCAAGCCCGAGACACGTTTCTGGCTCGAACGCACCGATGGCGGCGTCCTGCGGCGCTTCGACTCGAAACTTGATGAAGATGGTCTCGACGGCGAAGTCAAAGAGCAGGTTATCGACCGGATAGCGGAATTGGAAAACGAGGGGCACAGGGTCACCAAAATCAGCTTTGCCCAGGACTATTCCGGGGAGATCGGAGTCTCAAAGCGAAAGCTCACGACAGTAATTGAAGAGCTTTTGGCGGAAGGACTATTGACCGTCAAACCCGAAAAAAACGAGCGGGGCAGGGTAACCGACTATATTTCTTCCATCAAGGAAGACAAATTTTTTCAATAGGATGCAAACCTTCCAAGAAATATTATGAAAATACAATGTGTTATAATACCTTCCATACCTTCCAAAAACACATTCCACATTAAATTAAACAATTTCAGTATGTTGATACCTTCCATATTAATACCTTCCAAGCACTTTGGGAGGTGTAAAAAGTCCAATGATTTCCGATACCTTCCATACCTTCCATACCTTCCCCCTAAGGGGGGGGATCGGGCTGGGCGCTGTAGCGCCGCCCAAGCCCCCAAAGGCGGCCACGGGAGGGCCGACCGCATGAACACCAAACGCCAAACGATCTTTCAGGGAACCCAGGCGGAAGCCGAAGACGCCGTCGAGGCAAGGGCCATTCGAGACCTGGAACGACTCCAGGCAAAGCTGGACAGGAAAAAGGCCGGGGATCAGCGCAGGGGGTGGGGAAAGAATGCGAATCGCAGTCGATAATAGGGAGCAACTTGCTTACAGCTTTCAGGGCTATGATTGTACAACCGAGCCTACAACCTTGAATGTTGGGGATTACTCAATTGTTGGCTTCACGGACAAGATTGCCCTTGAGCGTAAAAGTATTGACGACCTGGTTGGTTGTCTTACTTCCGGTCGTGAACGCTTTGAACGTGAACTTGCAAGGTCAAGATCACTCGATCGTTTCTGTGTTCTCATAGAAGCAGCTTTTGAAGACCTCGCAAAAGGCATATATCGAAGCGCGATGAAACCACATGCCGCTTGTCAAAGTATCATAGCTTGGCAAATTCGATATGGCGTTTCTTTCGTGTTTGCTGGTAGTAGAAAAACATCAGAGTATTATTGCTTCTCATATCTTCAGAAGTACGTCTACGAAATTGAAGAGCGCATGAAGATGCTGACGAAGGCGCAGAAGGTGGCTTGAGAAATAAAGGTGTCGGTGTCTGGGTGGAAGGCATGGCCCGGTGGTCTGTTAAAAAGGTTAATGATAACGGTCATTAAAGTTTAAGGGTTCGGACGATCTTTTAACCCAGCAAAATCAACCCTTCACGGTACCACACCGTACCGTACGATACAGGATGGTATGGAATGAGCAAACGAGGCGAGAGCGGAAAGACGCAGGCGAGGAATCCCGATGGATCGTGGAGAAATCCCGTTGATCTTCCCGAGAAGTACCCTTCATGCCCGCACAAAGGGCGCATGAAGCGACGGCCCAAGGGCGTGGAAGAGATCATCGCCGGCCTACAGGAAGGGAGTCTTGATAAACGCACCAAGACGGCAATGCAGTTTCAGGCCGTCAAGGAAGCCCTGGGCGAGGACCCCAAGGCCGTGGCTAAGGCCCTCCTGCGGCACGACGTGGCGGTCTATGCGGTCATCAACCGGGCGATCCTGGAGCACGTCCAGAACAGGCAGGGGGAGATCATCACCGAGAAGGGCGAACTTCCGGCCTTGGTGACACGGGACCTCCCGAAGTTCCAGGGTGCCATGACCAAAGCAATCGAAGCCTTGATCCGGCTGGAGGGCAAAGGGGACGGTCAGGACGCGGTTGACGTGGCGTCCCTGGTCTTGGACTGCAGCGCCCCGGATGAGGGGCAAGGGGGCGAGTGATGCAGCTGAAGCTGACGGCCATGGAGAAGCGGACGATGGAGCGGGACCTGCGGGCAAACGGTGTTCCTCGGCACCTCCTGGCCAAGATAACGGCCATCACGGGCGAGCACTACCAAGAGGCGCTTGACCGGCGCAACCAGGGAATTCTGTCTCGGTTCCTGGGGAAGGTGACGGCATGAAGCTGACGGCGGACCAGGTCCGGGCCTGGCGCAATGGCGCGGCCGGGTTTCTGCAGTGGGTGAAGGACATCCAGCCTCGCATTCCTGCCCGCAAGGGTGGGTTCGAGGTATTCCGGCCGGCGGACTTCCAGGAAGACGCCCTGCGGGAGGCTTTGGCCGTCGTAGAGGGTCGGTGGAAGTATCAGACCATCGCCTTCTCTTTCCCCAGGCGGCATTCCAAGACCACCTTGATGGGCCTGCTTGTCGTCTGGCGCTTCACCCTGTTCGGGCCGAACGAGAACATCGTCGTC